TGTTTATGTGGGTGGGTTGTTCGGCGAACCTACATCAACCCAGGGGGGTGGCACTTACAGCGCCGAGGCAGTTACACCGCCGTGACGCGGTGTGCCTCAGCACTTCTCGTCAGGGTGCGCGATAGCATCTGCGCACAGCAAGTCGAAACACCGCACCGACGCTACTGAAAGCGTGCGGGCCAAACTGGCATCAATGACAACGCGCCTGTCCGTAGCGCGGTCCACCACCGAGAACCATGCTGGATCTCGCGTCGGGACGAGGGAGAAGTTCGGCGTCTCTCTCGCAGGGACCACCACTTCCTTTTCCTTATCCATGGCTGCCCGAAACTCGAGGTACCTCCTCTCAGATTCCAGGCCGAGCCGGTCGAAGATGGGGTTGGCTTCCGGCCGGAACTTTGGCACTTGCACCAGAAATCCTCGGAAGGTCAGCCCAGTCGGACCCGTCAGCTGGTTGGTGGCTATCGACCAAGAAGGAGCCAACGCAGGATTGCCGCTGGTGATGATGTAGGACCATCGACCCATGTTGGCCGGCCCATTCGAGGCAGGGTAAGCGCCGTTGCCCATGTTCACCAACGTGGCAATAATAGCCTCATTCGCGCCCGTAAACGCCGGCATGGAGGCATTACCGATTGCCGCGGTCCCTGACCAGGTCTCCACGAAATAGAGATCCGCGGCGGGGAAGCTCGCGGGCAGCGTCATGGTGCTGCTGGTCATGGAGATGGCAATGGTGTCTCGCGTCGTGAAAGTCCAGGCGGTGCCATAGGGGGTGGCTTGCGTCACTCCCGCGGTCGACTGAACTTCGGCGAAGATCCCGACGGCGCCCAAACTCTCATCAGTGCGTGGGAGCATGGCCAGCAGATCATACGTGATCCACAGTTCCCCAATCCCAATGTTCGGTGCAGCTTGGCCACCCACCGCCAAAGTGGTACGGCAGTGGTCGTACAAATGCACGTCAGTGCCGGTGGGAACCGGTCCGCCCCGCACGAACTTCTTGGGCAGGACCAGAATACTCGGATCACATTCGATCCAGTGGCAGAAATTCTTGCTCGGTTTTCTGGCCACGGCGAATTGTGACTGGAACATGTCCTTCTTTGAGTAGAAAGCAGCCTCCGAGACATCGTACGTGGAGGACAATGCCACCCAGCCCATGCCCGCTGCTGCCGTGTAATCTGAGGCTTCTGACTCAAAGCAGAACATTGCCCCCAACAGCGAATACTGTTCGTAGTTGAGGATGGATCTCGATCCCCAGGGGAACACCTCATTCATACCTGGGTTAACGGCGAACTCCACCTTCGAAAAAGAGGACGTGGTGGAGTAGACGTCACCAATGTACTCACGATGGGTGAAACGGGTCTCAGCTCCAATATTGTGGATCGCCGGAACCTCCGCACACATCTCACCATCCGAGAAGGCGGCCGCGAGAGAATTCGTGCGAGGGAGTACCTGGTTAGCCAAGTCATCTTCCTCATAGTCGCCCATCCCTGCAATGAGAGGAATAACGTGGGGTGCCAGATCCAACGCAGTGTCCAGGATTCCCCCCCACCAACTCTCTCCTTCCGCCTGTGGTGCGTTCTCCCAAGAAGCATCCTTCTGCTCCTGGTGCTGCCTGGCAAGCTCGCGATCCCACGCCTCCTCTTGACGACTCGGGCGTACCGACGCACCGCGTCGGCGACGAGATCGCCTACGGCTGCGTGCACGTTTTGTGAGGACTTGTACACGTTTTTGTACTCGGGATGTCCGATCAGCAATACCAAAGTCGTGCTTGACCACACCGCGGGCCCGTTGCTTCGGTCTTTTGCGCTGGACTTCCACCAACTTCTCGCGAGCTTCCTTAGTGCGGACAGACTTCTTTGGCGCCGGTAACAACCGCTGAGCTTTCTGGGCGCGCACGGCCTTGCGGATCTGCGCATCGGAATTCTTCTTCTTCGAAGGGTCGACTCGGAAGACGACATCCCCATTGGCGTCACGCACGATGTCGCCTGGCTTGAGTGTTCGTGGATTAATTGCATGTTCGACTTGCATCTCAAATAATTTTTTGGGCGTCCCTGCAGCCGCAGCAGGGATCAAGCATAATCGAATTCCAGCTTCTTGAGAGCCGGAAAACCACGCAACAACACCGGCACACTGGTCAAGCTCTTCAGCGCAGCCTCCACTTCGAGCACCTCCCACTCTTCGATTCCATACCGGCGAAACATCTTGTCCAGGAGGTCCGCCCGATCGATCGGAGCTGAGTGCGCCTGCACCCGAATGCGATTCTTCTTGTGGGCCAGGTCCACATCGTTCTCCAGGCCCAGGCGCAACATGGTAGAGATCCACTCGCCCAAGATCGGGTACTCGTGGGGTATCGGCCCAGGCGAGCTCGCGAGCGCGAACAGACACTTGCGGTATGCATCCTCGACGTGATCGCCGGGGAAAGATGTCCGAAGGGTGTCGCAACATCTTGGCGAGCTTCAAAGTCATGGAGGGAAGAGGCAACCAATGATAAGCCCCATCTTGGAACAAACACCACCACCCTTTGAGGAAGGTTGCATCCGTGATCTGCTCATGCTCCCGGACCTTCAACAGAAACCCCAATTCGGCGGCCGCATCTGAGGGCGTTTTGACGCCCACGTGCCGAATGGTGTGGAACCCATTCTTGGCATGCCGAGACGTATTGCCACAAGTGGTGGAGGGAAGCCCGGAGGCCTGCATGGGCTTGAGCGCAAACGAGACCCGAAGGTCGATGTGCTTTGTCACGCAAGATACGCGGAACGGCAGTTCACGGCCCAAACAATCCAGTCCACATGCGACTGCGTCAAAGCCCATTGTCTCCATATCTTCGAGATCTCCCGCCAACGCCTCTGGCCCTTGGGTGGAGTCGTACATGCTGAAGTCACCTTCATAGTACAGGGTGAGACCCAACTCGGGGACGCGCAAACAAGTCATGTTATCATCGCCGGCCATCCAGTACCAGGAGACTTCGTCGCCGAGCATTTTCTCAAAGGCGATGTCCAACTCGTAAGCAGTATACCCACTGGCATATATGAAACGAACGGGAACTCTGAACCCCAAGACGTGCTCAAGCTCATGCACCATGGATGGATGCCACAAGAAGTGCATCGCTTCCGAAACTCCATGGATCTCCGCTGTGGAATCGGCAATCAATTCGGGCGGACATTGAACAATCGCGCGAGGTTTGACGCCCATCCCAGTGCGACGCATAATGACTTCGTTATGCTTCACAGAAATCGAAACCTTATGCGGAGGTAGACGTCCATCGCGATCCATCGTGCGCATGGCGTTGACCAACCTCGCCCGTTTCAAGGGATCCATCTTGGCGACAGCTTCGGCAAAGGTGTACCGTTTTTCGGGAAAGTAGCCTTCATACATGAGGGCGCGCCACTGGTTGTGGATATCGGCCCACAGCCCAGGGTTCGGAGCGGCACGCGGATCCGCCAACGTGCGGTGCACCATGCACAAAAGCAAATTGAGGGGCGACCTAGAGGGTTGCACGAAGCAATACCGATCCTCCCGCACCAATTTCGGATGGCCGGCCTTCTTAGAGGGGTTCTTGAGGACAGTCGGGGTGATCAAAGGGAATGTTTTCCCTTGCTCCTCATAGCCGTCGTGCGAGTATGACTCAAGGGCAGGCCCCAGCTCAGCCAACTCCATCTTCTCCCCGTTCAGAGTAGCCTTGAAAGACTCCTCCGCCTCAGGCCGCAATTGGGGGACACCCGTCCATCGACCAGTCTTCGCGAGCCAATACGAGCCGAGTCCGGTCGTCACAACCCTGGCCACGTCGGGGCCAAGTAACGACGACAGAGCGCTCAGATATCTCAACGAACGCGCGTCCTTGTGCTGAGAAACTTGGGTGACAGCATGGAAGAATGCCGCTCCATTCCATATCATGTGCACCGCGGTCCGCTTCAAGACATTCCTCAAGGTGGCGTCGGGAAGAGCACCGCTCTTGGTAGCGAACAACGACATGACACAGTGGAACACCGCCGACAAGGCCGCTGAGGCTGGACCCCACACCGCCAACTTCATCAACGGTTCAAGGATGGCCAAGTACACGAAAGCGCACTTGGGAGCCAACGTGCGCAAGACCTCCTCGAAAATGGGGGTGAAAACCACCACATTGCCGAAATTGGCAGCCATGTCAGCCATGGTGGGCTGCAAACTCGAAAACCTCTCAGCCATGAGGATGTGGTCGTCCAACCGGGCGGCTTGCGCCAACGCAAAGTTGCGCAGTCCATTAGCCAAATTCACCAACCTGCCTTCAACAGGGGCCATAGCTCGCGTGACCACAGTGTCGGCCAATATAGCAGCCGAATCGCCTATGTGGCGCACGACCAACTCCGCCCGAGGCGGGGGTCGGACTCGGGCCCGGAAGGTGTCCCACAAGGACATGGTCCAAGGTGAAGAGGCATTCGCGTTCCGGAACCGCATCCAGAATGCCAACCCAGCCGCGAGGACACCGACGGCAGGGAGCAACCAACTCCCCCACTCAGAATATCCACCGCCCGCGCGCGCGGCCTCGACCAGCAAATTGGTGTCCCGATACTGGTAATTATCCGAGATAACTCCCATCACCGCAGCATCTTTGTCACCATACAAAACGGCGCGGACCGTGCCCAGATTGATTTGCTGGTACAACTGCGGCATCCGCTGCAACATGCGGCGATAAAACACCTCGTTCTTCATAGCAGTGTTCACCGAGGTAGTGGCCGAAGACATATTGACCGGTGTAGGCATCTTCATCGCAAAAAGGGGGGCTTTTTCAGCGACAATACGCGTGTCGACCAAGACCTGAGTCTCCGGGGCGCGCAACGCCATGCTCGGAAACATAGCGTCCCACGCCGACACACAGTCATCAAAGACTGTGTCGGCACTGGCGGGCCGCAGGGTGGTGCGCGCAACTCGAGGGGCGCCGGGAGACAGAAGGGCAGGTCCCAGAGCCTGAGCTCCGGGCTTGGTTTCGCAAACTGCAACAACTTTGTAGGGACCATATTGCGCAATATCCGCCAAATCCAACCCCTCCACCGAACGAGTGGAGGTCATCCACGTCATATCCGGGTGTTCGGCGTATCCCACCCCTTGCGGGTCTGGATAGAAGTGGATCATGTCACGCACAACAGGATCACGGAACCACATCGCCTCGTCGTACAAATCACTGTCCTGCCCCGCCTCCCCCCGAAAGACCCTCAACATGATATAACCCATGCCAGACGTCGTGCGCCGACACAACGCCTTCAGATGGTCTGGGGCAAGAACCTCGCGATACGTCTTGCCTGACTGGTACACATCCTGCACCACGAAGAAATCGTATCCGGAGCCGAGCGGGCCTCGGAAAAACTCGCGCGCGGCATCACCCTCGATTGGATCTTCGGGAGCCGCGACCACATCGAGCTTCAGATGTGGATACTGATTCTGCAAACTAGTGTACGCACTGAATCGATTGCTGCCGAAGTAGTCCAAAACGCGAGCACCATACACCCCAGGGGCTATACCGCGTTTCAACATGCTTCGCGTGCACTTGGCTCGATATCCAGCAGCGCACGGATGTCCACAACCTGACCCAACGCGGCCCGCGTGCATGCCCCACTGTTGGAATTCTGCGGCAACGGCCTGAGGGACGGCCGGGGAGTAATACAGCCCCACGCAATTGACGGCGGTACGCAAATCGATGAGAGCTCCAGTGATGACTCCAAAGTTGGTGTAAGCAGGCCCCAAAGGTGTGGGATTGGGCCCGACTGGAGCAGACGGCCCTCCAGGCCCTCCTCCAGGCGGCACGACTGGGGGGGTCGGCGGTCCGCCTCCACCTCCTCCAGGATTCGCCTTCACAAACACGAAGGGCCTACCATCGCACCAGACTGCCCCAGAGGGAATGTGGCCCGGCGGCACCTCAACGAGGAATGGCCCTGCAGCATCCCCCGCACCGCTATCATTGGGAACGTTGGTCGATTCTGAGGCGTTGGTGTTCACGGGCGCCTTCTCATCCACGGAGGAAGAGGTCCCGGAAGAAGAAGACAAGTCGAGCCCCCGAGGTGTGAACATGTCCACATGACTAGTCGCCACGTAGTCCTCACCGCAACCGGGCAGTCGGTATGCGGCTTGATATGAGCGGCCACGTTCTGCTCGCAACCTCATCCACTTCATCATGGACATGGTTTTGTCCAAGGCCTCTGCCTTGAAGTAATAATGGCGCTTGGTTTCCTTCCATGTCTTGGTCGTGCCCTCCAAAATGCGGTAGACGTAATGCTGGAAGTCGTAGACATCGCAGTCGGCGTCGCTAACAGCGTCGTGCTCGCGGATCAAAGCAATTGACCCAGCTGGGGCGGCGCCTAGAACATCCGTCAACACCTTAAGAGGATGCTCCATGTGGTGCAAGATGTGGGAGAAAACGAAGATGACAGGGTGCTGCAGCTTCATTTCCGCGAAAGCATTGAAAGTCATGAACATGCATCGCCTCTTATCCACATCAGGATGACGGTAGTCTTCCGAATCCACTTGCAGCAGAGAAGGGGAATCCAACGCAGTCGCCAGAGCGTAAGACAGCTGCCCATCTCCGCACCCAAAATCGATGACCTGCATACGATTCGTGGAAGGAACCTTGGCAATCTGTCTGATCCAACGCTGGACCTTGGAGCCGTGCGGTTCAACACGCCCAACCCACTTGGCCTTAATCGGCCGATGGGCGCGCAACTCCTCAAAAGTTTCGGCCCACGAGTCCTTGTACCGCTCTTGAGTGGTGAGTTGGTACATGGCACACATGCGTTCGAAAACGCGGCCCGTGGTGGGCAGTCCTTCCGCCATCTGTTTGGCTTGGGCCATGGACAGAGGGGCGGTCTTCTTCTTCTGTTTGGGAGTCTTAGTCCCGCCGTCAGAAGACGAGGGCGACACATTCGACTTACTCGAATTGTGCGCCTTCTTCGCGTTGTTCGCCTGGTTAGCGAACTTTTGCTTTGGGCTCTTATTTTTACCCGTGTTGTGCATTCCCTAGTGGTACAGCA